AGATTGTGTAGGTGTTTGTGTTTGAGTAGGAGACGGTGTTTTAGTTTGTGAACTTGTTCTTGTACTTGTAGGTGTTGGTTGTTGAGTAGAAGTTCTTGTTTCGGTAGGCGTTTGTGTTTGAGATGCCGTTCTAGAATTAGTTCTTGTAATGGTTTCTGTAGGTGTTCTAGATTTAGTTTTTGTTTGAGTAGCTGTAATTGTATTGGTAGCTGTTCTTGTTTGTGTAGGTGTTTGAGTAGGTGAAACTGTTTGCGATGGTGTTCTTGATCTTGTAACTGTCTGTGTAGGTGTTTGCGTTGGCGTCTGTGTTGAAGACTTGGTAACAGTCTGTGTAGATGTTCTTGTCTGTGTAGCTGTCTGTGTTTGGGTTCGTGTTTGCGTAGGTGTTTGTGTTTGACTTGCCGTTCTTGTAGGAGTAACGGTTGGTGATTGAGTAATAGATTTTGTTCGTGTCTGGGTTTGGGTCTGAGTTTGGGTCTGACTTGCAGTTCTTGTAATTGTAACTGAAGCTGTGACTGTCGATGTTGCAGTCCTGGTTTGTGTAGGTGTCTGAGTTTGTGTTTGAGTCTGGGTTTGTGATTGTGTAGGCGTCTGAGTTTGTGTTTGAGTCTGGGTTTGTGATTGTGTAGGTGATTGTGTTCTTGTTTGCGTTTGTGTCGAAGTTCTTGTTGAGGTTTGTGTTGGTGTCTGGGTAGGTGTTCTTGTTGTTGTAGCAGTCTGTGTTGCTGTTTGCGTCTGAGTAGGTGTTTGAGTAGGTGTGGGTGATTCACCATAAGAAGGGGTTATAGTTAGTGTAGGTGTTTGAGTAGGTGTTCTTGTACTTGTTTTAGTCTGTGTTTGCGTGGTAGTTTGAGTTCTTGTCTGAGTAGGTGAAACCGTGGATGTATTTGTAGCGGTTCGTGTTGCAGTAGCTCCTGGAGACCCTGTATTGGTTTGTGAGCGCGTTCTTGTTTGAGTCGTTGTTCTGGTTGATGTGGGTGTTTGAGAAGTAGTTGGTGTTTGTGTTTTTGTTCTAGATTGTGTTCTAGTTTGCGTAGGCGTTTTAGTAGGCGTCTTTGTTCTTGTTTTAGATGGTGTAACAGTCTGAGTTGGTGTTCTGGTTTGTGTTTGAGTTTGGGTTCTTGATTGTGTAGCAGTTCTTGTAGATGTAACTGTATCTGTTGGTGTTTGTGTTTTTGTCTTAGTTTCAGTTGTTGTTCTCGTTGGTGTTTGTGTTTGGGTGGTTGTACCAGTATGAGTCCTTGTTCTAGTCTGAGTTGGTGTTCTTGAATGGGTAGGTGTTTGAGTTGGAGATTGAGTTGGTGTTTGTGTATTAGTTTTTGTAGGGGTGGGCCCGCCTATATTAATTTTAATAGCTTTAAACGAAGGACCATTGTCAATATCACTTTGATTAACGGGTATTTGTTTTCCGTATCGTTTAATTGTTTCTGGTACTGTTATAGGCACTAAAATATTTATCTAGAAAGCTTCTCAATAAAGGACAAAACTTCGGGATCTGTTTGATTATGTGTTACACTTGATAGAGTATTAAAATCTGTTGTGCTTTGAAATTTCTTTTTACTGTTACCAAAAACTATTTCAGTAACTAAATTTTCATCTATATCGGGTAAAGATCTTAAAGTTTCTTCATCACACAATTTTTCTCTAACACTATTAACCGTATTACCTAATCTCAATAATTTTTTTGCTTCTTTGCAAATATAAGTTGAATGTAGTTTTTCTTCGTCGCCAGCTTTTTCTAATTTTTTTTCATAGTATGATTTTGCTATAGTTAAAGTTCTGCCGCTGACGATACACGAAAGTTTTTTTGCCATTAATCATATTATAGAATGGTTCTTTAATACTCAAGTATAAATATCTATATGGCAGATCAGATTACAAAGATCACAATAAGAAATGGGACTACTCCTGAAAAAGATTCCATTACTTTAGATACCGCTGAGCTGGGATATGCCACTGATTCGAAAAAAGTTTGGGTTGGTGATAATAGTACGGTAGGGGGTAATGTTGTAGGTCAAAAATTCTATTATAGTAATTTTAGCACAGATTTAAAAGAGACTAACACAATATATTATGCAGTATCAGGAGATCTTTGTTTTGATTTAAACGACACTACTTTAAAAGCATTAACTGGTACAGATCCTTTAACACAAGATCAATGGGCTATTGTTGGTAATGCAAGATCAGCAACTGCAACAGAAGGTACGGTTACTGAAATTTTTACCGGAAACGGTTTAATGGTTGATGGGGACACTGCAAATGAAACTACTTTAACAACTTCTGGTACCCTTGGGGTTAATATCGATAGTGTATCTACGGGGTCAAAACCAGAAATACTTCAATTAAGTTTATCAGGAATAAAAGCTGACTGGAATGTTATATACCCTATAGGAGCAATTATATGGTCTAGTGATATAGATTTTAGTCAAAACCCAACCGACTCAGGTAATTGGTTATATCAATCCGGTCAGATATGGGAAGCAGCAGGTACTTCTCAAACTTTAGGATCAGGTGCTTCGTCGTTATCTGCATGGAAACGTACCGGATAACCATAAATAAGGATATGGCACGTTACGACGATTATATCAATGACCTTTTAGGTAAGTATGTTATCGGAGAAGGAAACCGATACGTTAGAGATAAAAAGAATAAACCCAAGAAATCCAAAGGCGCTCCTGAACAGCATTTTGATGAAGACGAACCGGATGATGATGATACAACTGAAGAGACAAAAGCTCTTAAAGAGACCATCGAAGGTGTGGGTTTAGGTGGTATTATGGGATGCGGTGGTACAGGTGAAAAATATGCACCTCCTGGTTGGAAATTTGTACATGATGAAGATGCTGAAGAACATGATAAGACAGGACATCTTTCAGATAAAGAACTTCTTTCTCATGTAGTTAAAAAAGGTACCGCTGGTAAAGCTTTAATTAAGCGTGCAAGAAAAGAAATTAAAGACGACGGTTCTATTTCACCCGATACAAGAGACGCTTTAGCTAGAGATATGTATGCGCCTTGGGCAGAAGACGAATCTGAAAAGGAAAAGCGCTTTGGTGGTAATAAAGGTGACAGAGTACGTCGTTATAATAAAAAGACAGGGCGTAAAAGTGAAGTAAGAGATTACGGAAGCGGAACCCATCCTGATGAAGATGAAGAAAAACCTTCTGCAGGGTTGTCAAAAAAAAAGAAAAGTGAAGTAGCTAAGAAAGCCAGATCTGGAGGCGACATTGGTAAAAAGGGAAAAGGTTTTGCTAAAGTAGCTAAAGCAGCTGGTGGTGGTGAAAAAGGTCAGAAGATAGCTGCTGCAGCAATGTGGAAAAACATTAAGAGGTGATATCCTTTGAAAAATACTTTCTACTTGAAGTAGGTAACGCATCGGGGCATTTTGATAGAGTCAAAAATGGCCCCGATATTTTAGCTATAGGAAGACCTCTTGGTAGTCTCAAAGCAGGTCAGGGAGGATTTAAAGGTGGGGGAAATATACACGTGCCAGATGTATCTCAATTAAACATACCCACCGAATTATTAAAAGGTAAAAAGTGTAAACGCTGCGAAAAATTAAAGAAAAAGAAAAAGAAGAAAGATAGCGTTGCTCCTGATAAATTAGATGCGTCCGCAACAGTAGATCAACCCATGAAAAATACACCTCAATTTATTTCTACTAATGCAGGGACTCAAGGTGGTTGGTATTAAGGTAAATTAAGTTTTTGTCCCGTTTGAAGTTTTTTAGGATCTACACCGGGATTTGCTTTTATTAGATCGTTTACTTTTATTCTTAAATTATTTGCAATTCCATAAAACGTATCACCTTGTTTAACTATAACGGTAGATTCATCTGAATCTTTTTTACCTTTTGTTTCATCAGGCATAAATTGTCTTTTATCTAAAAACAATTCTTCAAACATTTTATTTCTTCTAACAAGCTCTTTACCCCCGGAGTATCTTTTATGCTCCTTTTTCATACCCTCAAGATCATTTGCAATCACTGCTTTAGTAAACTTAGGAAACTCTCTTGCAAATTTAGGTCCTAAATTATAAGCAAAATCAATAAGCATTTGCTTTCTTTTCATATCTAGTTTATCGTACTCTTTTCCTATTTTCATCCTTACGGTATTCTCAGCAGTCAATAAATCTCTTTTTAATAAATTATCAACTTCAACTTGAGATAAGCCTCTAGGGTATCTTTCATTTGAACCTAGTTTATGCCCGTAACCTATTGTATCTGTACCACCTTCGAAACTTTTATGAGGGTACCATCTGTTATTTTTAAACCCCGTCTTACCTGCATTCTCTGCTGATTTGATATATTCGACAAACTCTCTTTCCATCTTTGGATCCATTTGTCCAATTGGTCTTTCTATTGCACTTGGAGCTTCTGCTGCATCTACAGAACCACCTGTCATAGACCCGGCTCCTATTGCAGCTGCAGCTGCAGCACCTTTAATTATATCCTTCAAACCTTCTTCTTGTACTGAATAAGCTTCAAAAATAAGACGGTTGTCTTTGTTCATATATTATATTTATTCCCACGGAAAGACTAACCACGTTTTTGGATCCATTATTTGTGAGTAATAAGTTGGAATAGTTTTAGGAACAAAATCATCACTCTTCTTCAAATAAACGACCGCTGAATCAAAATTAAAATTATATTTGTAAGAGTATGAAAAATAACTTAATATCTTTTGAGTTTCAAATAATGTTTCGCCTCTATCTACTAAATCATCTATAATCAATACATTTTGACACCCTTTAAAATCTTTATGATTTAACGAAGTTACAAATTGAACTTGATGAGCATATTCATCAATATAAGCTTTTATTGAAACGGTAAATACCTTTTTTATTTCAAGAGCCTTAGCTATTAAACATGTTGGAATTAATCCCCCGTTAGCTATACCTACAATACAATCATATTCTATATTGCTGGCTTTTATTTTTTGAACGACGCTATCAACGTCTTTTTCTATATCGGTCCAGGTAAGGCGTAATTTATCAGACATTAAATTTATGATAACTTATCAACCGATTCAATCAAGACGTATTTTGGATCTGTATCAAATTCGTCTTTCTTTTTACAACCGGTTACGCATAAAATCATAATTAATGCTGCAGTTAAACATAAAAAGCTTTCTAATTTATCGTACTTTATCATATTAAAACAAAAAATATTGATTCTTTTTCTGACTGAGTAAGTTCTACTTCTTTACCGTCTTGAGGTTCTATAAATCTAACAGTAAGTTTATCATCTATTTTAGTTACTACTACATTAATAGCATGACCCCCTCTATCATCTCTATCATACCAAATAACCCCCACCGCTACTGCTTGTTTTCTAGAATTACCTTCTTTATCTGTTTGAGCTTTTGAATGAACTATTTGTAAAAATACTCTAAAAGCTTCTGCATAATTATCACAATCAAAGGTATGTCTCCATCCTAAAATACCTCTTTTAAATAACCACTCTTTAAATCTATTATAACCTTCCCCTTTTATGTAATCTAAAGAATATAAAACGTAATTAGCATCTGGAGCGTGGATAATTGGTATGTTTATACCTCCTTGAGCGTTCAGAACTTTAGTTAGTTCTGACTTTGTAAGTCTTGTCATTTCTGAATTTATTAAAAGCAACCTTTAATTATTTAAGTGGAATCGATAGAAAATTACTATATAATTATTTTGTGATTGACAAGAATAATTACTCGTCGGGAGAGGTACATGCTTTATTTCCAACACCTGTAGTCGCTTATGATATAGATAAAGATATCATACAATCCACTAAACAAGTTTTATTACAGGAATTTAAAGATTCGTGTGATGGTAAATTTAATCAAAAAATAGGCCACGACCATAATTTTAAATTAAGAACAAATTCTGTTTGTAGGTCTGATGATTTATCAATATATCAATCTGGAGAAGAATTGCATTTAAATAAAAAGTTAAAACCAATAATAAAAAATATATTTAAAAATCTAGATGACTATGTTACTTATATTTTAAACGGTCACGTAGATAGTTGGGAGATACCGGCACTTTGGAGCAATATATATAAAGCAAACACAATAACGGGTAATGTAAATGAAAGTAATGGCGGTGGTTTAAAAATTCATAACCACGGTAATTCTTTTTTATCTGGTATAGTAATTATAAAAGATGATGCAGTTGATGAATCTATAAACGAAAATTATGATAATAGTTCTGATGCACATTTATATTTTTACGACCCTTTAAATCATAGAAACACTATTGTTCCTAAACATAATCCTAACAACAAAGTTAGATACCCTTCATCCGATGAATTTAATGTAGTAGGAATACCTGCAACTTTTGCAACACCTGGTAAAATGATTATTTTTCCATCATATCTAAAACATAGTGCTAGTAATAATGTTTCAACTTCTTTAGAAGGTGATTCTTTAAATCAAGATAATCTTAGAATTACTTTAGCGTTTAATTCTTTTCCTAGAGGAGAAGTAGGAATTACAAATAGTAGTCACCTTTACCTATAAAAAAAGCGGCCCTAAGGCCGCTTAGAATGTGATATGAACTATTATTAGAGCTTAAAGTCTGTATAACCAACTAATGGGTTACTTAATGCATTTATATCACCAGATACAGGATCTACTCCTGATTCAATACCGGCTGCAATAGCCTTCAAAACTTTAACTGCTTTTTCTTTGTTAGCAATATTATCTTTTACGTTTTGAGAATAAAAACCATTGTAAGCAGATAAACCTAAGTCAAGTGCTCCAATAACCGCGGTATTAAATGGTACAGGTACCTTTTCATTAATTCCGTCAGTAAGATATTTTTTAACAACATCTGGTTCAACTTTACCATCAGTTACTAGCCCGTTAATAATAGAAGCTGCATCAGAAAAATAACCTCTTATTTTTTCTTTGTCATCAACTGTAGCTAAATAAGTTTTTGTCGAAAATGTTACACCATTTTCTACTACAGTAAGAATAGTATTAAGTTTTTTCTCCGCTGCTTGTTCAGGAGTTAAGTTTTCAGTTGAAGGGCATGCAACTAAAAACATTGCCATAAAGGGTAATAATAGATTTAATTTTTTCATATCAAAAGTATTTAATTAACATTACTTGATAATTGCCGTTCTAGGTCAGCGAGTTTAGATATCACATTATCTATTTCAGATGTATTCATGCCTTTTTCTCTATGAGTCTTAAGGAATTCTATAATAGAAGAACAGTTTGCCTTTTCTTTAGAAATAGGACCGTGATCTTCTTCACCTTCAGCTGCAGCGGTACTTCTATAATTAGCAGGGGTTAGACCCTGCTGCATTTGGTTACTATTTCCGGTGCGCATATCCTGGGTTTGTAAAGAATCAAACCCTTCGGTATGTATTGTCCATAGTTCGTCAAATTTCATAATTATTATATTTAGTCAATTCACCGTTAACAATATAATCAAACATTCTAGTATTGTATGTAATAGCATCTAATTGATCATCATTTATTTCCACTTCAATCTGCTCAAACAATTTTAGTTCTGGTTTATCGTCTCTACCAAAGTCACTATTATAGTATTTTTCTTCAATACCAACTGTAACAGGATTTGATGTATCAACTGATCTAATATTATCAATTTGGTTCTTTCTATACCATGAAAACTCTCTTGCAAGAGAACAACCTAACAAATGGTGAGGTTTATCCCAATTCCAAACACCTTCATCAATTAATCTCTGCACCAATTGTTGACGACCGGTTGCACATCTTTCTAATCTAGTACTACCAACACCTGTTACATCGTACATACTAAAGTCAAAACTAATTGCAATATAATCTGCATTACTGCTCATAAACTTATAGCACTGTAATACATCATTCCATGTCTTACCTTGAACAACACCAATAGCTTTACCGGGTAACTTTGTATACTTTTCTGTAAAGTCTGTATACGAATTAATTGTAGCTGCAGCATCTTCCAATACATCAGGTACAATATAAAAATTAGGTTGAATTTTTTCAGCCCAGTCTGCATACATGTCTGGATCAAAAGAAACACCTAATTCAAAAATAGAATTATCTAAAAGTATTTCGCCAGAAGGTCTTAGAGCTCTATATCTTTTTGTAAACCAATCGTGATATTTTTCTTGCTCTTCCATAAGGTGTACTAAGCAGTATTGGTAATCGTTAAACGATAAAGACTCTTCTAATAAAGTAACCGGGCATTCATGCGATACTAATGTTCTGTTCATACGTCTATTATAGATTAAAACTGAATAACGTCAATTAGTAAAAGGCCATACATATTCAAGATTATCTTTTTCTTGAGGCCAAACTTGTTTATAAAATTCTGGTTGTTTTTGTATCAGCATACTTCTATGCGATTGATGAATATCTTTTCTTCCTAACCATTTAGGATAAACGTGAGGTTTATTTTTATTATAATGAGCACCTATTTTATGAAAGCATGTGTCTTTATATCCTCTTTCTTTCCATGCAATACAAACATCTAATCCATATTCTACTAAAGCATTTGAATAGTCATGTCTATCTTTCATATACCACATATGCCTACAAGGGTGGTTTTTCCATCCTTTATAAGGTGTACCCTCTTTAGATGCTCTAATTGAATTAAGAAGTTGAAGTACTTCTACTCTTTGCTTACCTAATCTTTTCTGATCGAGTACTTTAGCACTCTTGTAAAAATTATTGTAAGGTAAAAACGTTTGCATTTAAGCTATTATATCTTCAATCTTTGGTAAATTCAAGTCTTCTCTTTTATGTGTATGTGGATAATTTTGCTCTGGAATAGGTACTTCAAGAAACTCGCAAAGTTTATCCCACTTATTGTTCTCTTCAACATAAATTGTTAATAAATCTTTTTCTCTAAATTTAAAATAATCAGTTACATCATCTAAATGTTTAAAAAATGCTTTTTGCATTTTATCTTTATTAAACTTATGAGTACCGTATAATGCATAATGCAAATGATCTGTTTTACAAGTTCTTTCATCAGTTATATCCCATTGACTGAATAATGCTTCCATTGAACCCAACCAAGATTCTACATTTCTCAAAGTTAGGATAAATTTAGAATTAGGAAACATTACATCGAGGAATTTATAACCTAGAGTAATTGTTGTATCGCATAGCGCGATATGGTTATTAAAAGCATCCAAATTAGTAGGGAAATGAATGCTGCTGAAATTAAGTGTTTGGAGAGCATTGTGTAAAGATGTTGTTCCTGTTCTTGCTAATCCTATGTTAAATATCTTGTTCATTATCCTTAGATGTTTCAACAGCATTTTGTTTTATGAATCTTTTATATAATATTCTTCCAAGTTCAGCGGAGAACTTTCTTACTTTATATTCTGGTTCATCGAAAAAAAATGCATGCGTTATTTCTTCAATAATGACATTCAACTTACGTCTTTTACCTAATCTTTTATCTACTACTATTTGTCTATATTTTGTTTCCGGGTCGTAACAAACACCATCTAATTTTTCTTTTTCATCTATGGATTCAAAATATATTGGAACTCTAATTCCATCCCATCTTGTTACATAGTGTTCGGGTTTGTTTTTCTTTTTCTTTGATTTCATACACAAATAAAACGCTTACTATAAATCATTTTATTTGATATTCTGTTTTAATCAACAATTATTGTCCTGATTTTTTAAGTTGGTTTTTAAGATATTCTTCTCCAGCTTTAATATTAATTTTAACAGGACCTTTTTGTTGCATTCTTTCTTTGTGGTCATCTAATGCTTTCCTTCCGGGATGATTTCTTATTTCATCTTGTATTTCGTCAAAAGAGCGTATCTCGTCATCTTCGTTTGTTGATACATCCCACCCAGGTTTTATTCTATCTAATAATTGTTTAGATGCGTCTCTGGATTCTTTAGTAAATTTTCCAGGGGTGTTATGAATAAAATGCAAAAAATTTGTTACGTTATCTAACTCACCGGCTTTACCTATTTGGTAAATAAATTCATTTACATCGTCCCCCAAACCGAAAGTTAAAAACATTGTAATTAATTTTGTTCCTAAACCTTTAGAGTCGACGGATAAATTCATTTGTTTACCCTGGGTAATATCTGAAGCAAAAGCAGGTAATCTATGACGATCGGAACCACTACCACCTGGCCCCCCGGTCATCACTCTCTCAAATAATAACTCAATGTTCTTATTATCTTTATCGAACATATTTAAATATTTATATGGTCCAGTGCGAAAACTGTAAAAAGGATGTAAGTAGTGAACTTGAGTTAACTTTAGTTGCTAGACAAGAATGGGGAAAGACCAAATCAGGTTTGGGTGTACAAAGGTTTATATGCAAAGAATGTATAGAAAAATTATGTTGTGGAAAAAATTGCGGTTGTCATAATAATAAATAGATATATGAAATATTTTATTGTAATGTTGGCCTTGGTTTTTTGCGTCACTACCGTTGACGCTCGTCCTGATAAAGGCGGTAAACCTCGTAAAGAAAAAGTTTCAAAAGAGGAACTTAAAAAGAGATGGGAAGCTGCTAAGAAAAAGCGAGATGCTAAACGCGGTGATGCTAAAAAGAAAGGTCACAAGCATAAAGGACCTCGAGGTGAATTCGGAAAGTTAGTTCGCAATGATGAAAAGATTAAAGAGCTAAAAAAAGAATTTGCTGCAGCTACTGAAAAGATTAAAGGTAAATTTGATCGCAAGAAGTTCAAAGATGCTACTGATGAAGAAAAGGCTGCCTTGAGAGATAAGCTGAGATCTTCTCGCAAAGAGTGGGAAACAGCTATGAAAGCTCATAGAGTCGAAGTTGGTAAGCGTATGAGAGAGATTCGAGAAGAGTTTAAAAACAATCGCAACAAAGTGATTGATGGAAATAAACCAGGCGAATAAATTATTGCTTCATAGATGATTACATCAAAGGCGGTCTTCGGATCGCCTTTTTCTTACCGCGAGCTTAAATATCGTTATTATGTCAAACGATTATGCAACTCCAAGTACAACCGCGGAACCATGTGGTAGTGTAACACCCCAGACAACATCAGAGCCAAGTGCTCCTCAGACAACATCTGAACCTTGCGGTGGTTGGGCTACACCTGAAACAACTTCTGATCAAACACCTCTCCATCCTGGGAATCGTGATGAAAATAAAACACCACCAACACCCACACCTTGTGGATCTGGATATTAATTTAAAACCTAGCCATTAAATATAAAAATGAATAGGAGATCCTTTATTGGTAGTTTGGGTCTAACTCTTTCCCTTCCTCACTTGGAATGTTTCGGGAGTGTTACTAATAATATTAAACGTTTAGCAGTAGTTTATGTTCCTAATGGCATTAATATGCATCATTGGACACCTAAACAATATGGAGATATTATAGATATACCTAATACTTTATCTCCTATGGAAGATCATTTGGAACAAACAAGTATAATATCTGGGTTAACTCATGATAAAGCAAGAGCAAATGGTGATGGAGCGGGTGATCATGCAAGAGCTTGTTCAACTTTCTTAACTGGTATACAAGCAAACAAACATGAATCCAAAATTAGATCTGGTAAATCGATGGATCAATATATTGCTGATAAGTATAACGGTGTAACAAGATTTGATAGTTTACAATTTTCCGGAAGTAAAGCAAGATTATTAGGTAAATGCGATTCAGGCTATAGTTGTGCATATCAATATAACCTTTCTTGGAAATCTGCTAGTCAACCCATGGCTTCGATGCACGACCCTAAAGACATATATAACAGACTTTTCAATGTTAAGACATTAGAGCAAAAAGAGAAACTAAGAAAGAGATCTATACTTGACTTTGTACTGCAGGAGAGTAAAGATCTCCAAGGGAGAATTACTAATGCTGATAAGGTTAAACTAGATGAATACATGTATGCAGTTAGAGAAGTTGAAAAGGAACTAGAAAGAAGAGATCAATTTGATACTGAATGGAAAGGCGAATTTAATTTTGATATAGAACTTAAGTCAGATAAGTTTAGATTAATTTATAAATTAATGCATTTAGCATTTTTAAATGATACTACTCGTGTTATTACGTTTCTTACTGCTCATGATGGTTATAATGGACCATTTAAAGAAATAGGAGTAAGAGAAGGGCATCATAGTTTATCTCATCATCAAAAAGATCCTAAAAAATTACACGAATTAGCAATGATCGATTTGTTTAATGTTAGGTTATTTTCTGAATTTATAACTAATTTAAAGAAAGATAATTTACTAGAAAGCACTGATGTAATTTACGGTGCAGGAATATCAGATGGTAATAGACACAATCACGACGAACTACCTTGTCTATTAGTTGGAGGAAATAAAAAGCGAGGAACACATTTTAGAGTAGAGAAAGAAAAACCTATGTGTGATTTGTTCGTTAGTTTAATGCACAAGCACGGTGTAAATGTCCATAAGTTTGGAGATGCTACAGGCGAGCTTAACGTAGTATGATTGAAAATGAACCAGATTATGAGTTTTGGACTATCTTTATTATTATGACTATTGTTGTAACTTGGATAGTATTAAAGAATTGGATACAGTAACTCTTTGTTAATCAATAAGTAACAATAGTATTAAGTTTTTGAATCTAAATTATCAGCTTCTTTTTCTTCTTTTGTTTTGTAAAAATATTCAGTATTGTCCCCTAAACTCCATTTATCGCCTGTTTCAACTGAATAATCTTTAGTGCAAACATTAAAATCAGGAATTTTAGTTTCTTCTGGTATTAATGATTGTTCAAACCATCTTATTCTATTATTAGGTTGAGCTGCAAATTGACCGTTATCTAATTTAATAACGTTAAAGCTTTTATGCTCTTGTTGTAGTTCGCTATAGCCTGTATTCAAAATGTTAGGTTCTGGATGGCATGAATCTATAGTAAAATAATAATTACCTTTATAGAAATTTTTATCTTTAGATTGATACTTGCAAGGCAAACCAACTAATGAATCTTTTTGTATAACAGAAATCCAATATGAGAATGAATCCCACAATTCTAACATTTCTAATGGTAGTTGGTTTTCTTTATCATAATCTTCTTTCCATACAAAAGCAGAAATAGGTAGTTTATCATACAGAGCCCCATACTCTAAAAGTAAAGTTTCGAATAATAAAGCACGTCCAGGCTTAGATTTAACCGTAACCCACGTACCTTCTACTAACTCTCCCTCGCCTTTTAACTTATCATCTTCAATTTCTAAGTCGTAAAGGTACTCTTTTTTAACCCATACTGGTGTGACCGGTAAATTTGCTACTAAAAAACTCATTTTAATTAATTATAATAGGGTGTCGTCTTCAATATTATGTTACAATATGTGTCTTTTCTTTTACATTCATCGTAATAATTCTTTATCTCTGTTATAGATGAAGGATTTACTATAGGTCTTCCGTTTATATTTGAATCTAAAGGTATTAAAAATACAGAAAACATTTGTTCTTTAATAAACCTAAAGAACCAACCAATATCTTGATTATTATTATGTAACCAATAGGGAGCGTATTCCATAAAAATAGTACCGTTAAATCGTTTTTCAAAGCATTTACTTGCACCTTTTAAAATGTTTATTTCTGACCCTTGTGTATCCATCTTTATTAACTTTATTTTTTCCCATTCAATTCCTATTGTATTATGATTTTCAAAGAAATCATCTAAAGATAATTGATTAATTGTTTCTTCTTCATATTCTTCACCTTCAAAAACATGCCCCCTACAGTCACCCATATTATTTGGGTTAATTACATATTGAGCTTTTTTAGAAACATCGCTAACTGCTGCATTAATAGCTAGTACGTTATTTTTATCTAATTCATACTTTGCAATATTTTTAGTTAAGACACCAAAGTTCTTAGACATTGGCTCAAATGCTACCAACTTACCGTTAGGAATAATCTTACTAGCAAAGTTAATTGTATGTAATCCTATATTTCCACCTATATCTAAAACATGATCACCGTCTTTTAACATCTCACATGAGTATCTTATCTCTGCGTCTTCGCATTCTTCGCACATTATTTGGCTAGACGTTACGTCTCCCTCACCGTGATGTTCAAGGTTGTATATAACGTCTGTCTTCTTTTGTGTAAACACCTTCATAAAAATCTTTTAAACAATTTTCTATACTTTTTATTTCTTTAGTATAATCTCTCTTTTCTATTATAGCAAGTTCTTTCCACCTTTTAAGTGTGTAACATATATCTCTACATTCAACTTCTTTTACTTCTGGTATGTGTCCTACTATTTTCATTTAAATCTCCTAAACACCAGCTCATTATTATGCATAGTAAGGTAATGGGTATGCATATTAATATATAGAACGGGTTAGGTGGTTTATCTACCATATTTGTCTTCATAGTTTAAATTTTGGAGCGCGACCAGGGTACCGCCCCCTGCCTCGATGGTTTTGCAGACCACGCCGTTCACTTGCTCGGTCGCCGCGCCAACGCCAGAACCATACCCAATATTCATCATCATCCCAATCAACTGGTATTATGTCGTATTTTATCCGCATTCTGTTGGCCAATGATCGTGAGTATCTGATATAGTTTTAACATTAAAAGCATCTCTCAAAGTTTCAGATAATTCTAAAGCCTGATCTTTACTAAGGTAAAGATCGAAATTATCTACATTAGCAATTGAGTCTATTTGGACTTCATTAGCATTTTGAAACAACTCTATATGTAACATATCTTCGTTTTCCCATTTTAAAAACTTAATAAAATGAGAACCACATTTACATTCAAAAAGCTTTGACGTCAATTCTTTGTCATTAGGGTTCGCTTCTACTAGATCCATATATCTATTATAGTATTTACCGTTAGAAAGTCAATTATTATTTGGGTGTTTTCTTCCGCTTATGTAATTATAGTAACATAGATCGTGGTGGATCATGATTAACTTGCCTTTAGCACAATCTTGCGCATATTGCCCATCACTTTCACTAGCGACCCCCCATCTAATATCCTTTACGTGTTTCCAATTTACCATGAAACATGCAGTATCTATTTTAAAAGGTCCTGGCTTAGTTGTAGGAAATAATCTTTCTTCTCCGTTTTCGTATACTTGTCCCCATGTCAATATTGCAGCATCAGAGTTTAGGTAGGGGTATATATGTTGATACCAATCTTCTTTAACTATATTATCGTCATCAAGAAAATATATCCAATCACCATCTTCGAACTTATAGTTATCTAATACCCAATTTCGAATAGTATGACCATATGGCGAATTTTTTATATTCAATCCAGTGCAATTAATAACCCCATCTAAAATCATCTCAGTGTTGCAATTATCATCATATGCAACTATCCACTTGCATTCTTCAGGAATACTCTCTTTTATCAGTAATAGGTTGTCAGGCCTACTGCAAGGTGTTACTATATATACCATATTCTTTTAATACGAAACATTATAATATTTTACTTTCTTACCAGGTATATCATCTAACTTAACATAGTCATATTGGTTATTATTATCAGATGGCATATACACTTCCTCAGCATTACCCAAATAAGCAGCCCACCAGGAGAACGTCGAGTTACCAATAACTAATGTTTTGTATCTAATTAGATCTTCGAAATCTTTATTCGGCTCGCAGCTCTCACGGCACACTACTTCCGGCGAGAAATCGGCAAAGTGGTTAATATAACCTATATCAAATGTATCTGTAATAATAGTTAAATTAGAAGTATCTAAAGTACCCAATAACTCAAGCACTCCGTTCGGCTCCGGCACCCAATTGAGAGATTTAAAGTCGTTCCCTAATCTTAAGTTAACACATACACCATCTATAGTATCTACTTTAGGAACATTGAAGAAGCTTTTAACTAGTTCCGTATCTTCATAGAACGCGCTATCTTGGAAGTAACCATTTAATGAAGCATTACACTTCATATCTTTGTCATTCCAGAAATGTACACAGTTATGCTCACTATCATAAGGAACTCCGTGATTCTGATGCTCACCGAATACTCTGAAATACTCATTACTAGTAGTATCGGTGTCTCTTAACTCTAATATGCTATTGAGAAACTCTGCATGTCTCTGCTCAAATACCGGTAACCGGGGCTTTAAATTGCAGCGTTTAGCAAATAGCCTCATATATGCATATTGAAAGAAGATATTTCCGTAGTTACCAATAGGTTCAAAGGTTACGTTATTCACTAGTGCTAGTCTTTACTTTGTTCGCGTCGTTTCCGTTGTCTTTGTTTCTTCTCTTCTACCAGACGTATGGAACCCCAGCAAAATAGGAACATTACTACGGTGATCCCAACTTCAATCATGTAATTATATATCAGGAATCCCGCAATACCCACCATTATCCAACTTACTATACCATACCATAACCACCATTTAAGCTTATCGATATCTTCCATATATCTATTATATCACATCCGCGGGGTATATATAGGCCGAAAAAACGCGCAAAAAATTTTTTTTGGGCATGCCCCTCCCATGGTTCCCAAACAAGTTCCATATATATGTTTCTCCGTTACCCGGTGCTCTGAGCAAAGCTTCTCTCTCGAGCTTTGTTATCTGCAAACAAGGCCCCCTCTCGCAAACAAAACCGTTCTTGCGAACGTAAACAAAATCGAGAGGGGGCCTATCTAAGCATATCAGTAGAAATTATTGACCCACTACCGCAATTACCTCCTCATCTTCTTCGTCCCATACCTGCTTCTTTATTGCAGCTACAGCCTCTTTACCCAATAGCTCTTCCTTCTGCTTCTCATAAGCTTCTGTCTCAGGGCTAAGCTTAGACTCTACTACAGTCGTAACGACTTGCTCTTGCTTAGCAGTCACATTGCGCTTAGAGGCCTTACCTCTTGTATTCAATGCAACGATATCTAGCCATGGCTTCTCTGTCGTTACCTTATCGAATGCTTCTTTATCTACTACGACATCAGTTACGTCTGCATTCTTACAACGCGTCAATGCCTCGCGACTCACATAATACTTTTGTAGATCTGCTACAGTAGTACCCAACCTCGTCGCCTTCTTCTGTAAGTAGTCATAAGTTGTTGGTCGACTCTTACCCGTTACTATACATGTTAACTTTGGACTTGCCATATCAATATTATAAATTAAATCCGTATCTTATTCAATCTCATTCTCATCTAAGAATATACGATCCACATCTGATTTTATCTCTTCTAGATCGTATCCTACACCGCCTGTATCGCTATCGATTTCCACATTAATCACCCGATAGTTAGCCTCTTCATTTATCTGACCTCCCTTGATGGTATCACCCACATCATATCTCGTCTCCATCAGACTTCCTGCATACATAAACTTCATATCAACTGCAATAATTATAAGCTGGTTCCCAATTCTATTCAAGCTCTTTCAGATCTTGATCTTCCATCTCCAGAACATCTTCATTGTAGATCTCTTCCAACTCTATCTCACTGTATCTAATGATATCAACCATGCTAATATTATAGTGAAGTTCCCTATTCGAGTCAATTGATTTCTCTGGTTTCTGAGCTATCATTATAATGAGAGATATCTATATGTAAATCCGGATCCCGCCTACAAGGAGGGCTTTTTCTGAGGGGTTCTGGAATATGGATCATCTGAATTGATTTGTTTGTCTGGAGTGCTTAAACCTAATACAAGCTAATTTTTCTATTCTACCGCATTTATAACTATTCAAATGTATTTTCGGTATTTCCTTCCTCGCTTACCGCGAAAAATAACTGACGAAACTTATTCATATCTTTTTCTTGTTTTTCTATCAGTTTTCTATTATTATTCTTTCTTATTTCGATGTTTTCTCTCGCTTTATCATTAAGTTCACCATTAAAAAGACACCAGCACATCAGTCTTCCAATACCTTTATTAACTCGTCTTGCTTTCTTACTACCTTTTCTAAAGCCTTATTATGCTCTACCAAACTATCTATATAGCCTTGTAAATGCAGGTTCAGAAACTTCTCTTCTTTGAGCTTTTCTTTCAGAGCTTTAACCTTATTAGCTTCATCAATATAATATTGAATACTCTTATCTTCTTTTCTTTTTGCTTTTATTTTCTTTGCAGACATAACATTCACAATCATCTATCTTTAAGCTTGCTATCATCTTTGTCAACTCTATTTCTATCCAGAATGACTTCGACTTTTGTCTTATTCTTTTTAGCACATTTCTCAGCCAATTCTTTATCCATGAAGATAGAAACACCACCTTTAACCTTTACTTTATAATTCATTCCTTATCCCAACTCCAATGCCCTATCTTATCTCTAATCTCATTACGCTTCCAATCAGGCATTCTTTTCCAAAGCTCCCAAGTAGGCTTATTCATCGTTTCAGTTACTCTAAGCGGGATTGCTTTCCATTCTTTTAATAATTCTTTTCTATCTCTCATAGGCCCTATATATCTTCCGTTATGATTACTCCATCTAATCACGACCATAATCCTTTCTCATCATTAGATCGTTCTCATTATCATCATATCCTCTCCAATACTCTCTGGTCTCTTCATCACTCATCTTATCATGATCTACTTTCGGACTAGACAAACTAGAACTAATATAGAAATGAGGTCTGGGATTACGACCATACCAACTATCTGCACTTCCTCTATCATAAGGGCTGCCGTGCTCTCTATCCAATCTCTCTTTTCTATCAATCATTTTCAGTCCAATCATCAAAATATTTCGCTTGCGAAAAACCCCATACTTGCATACTATACTCAAGAAACTTATAGAAATCCCATTCACCCATAAAAGATCTCACTTCTTTGATCATATCATACACTCCATCTTTATTGTTTATAGTAACAAGACCGTGATCTTCTAACTCGCTCATTACCTGCTCTATTACTTCAGTTTCTTTCATCAGCTATATTTGATTGTAACTCCAAGACTATTCCAAAACATTTGCTCTTCAGCTTTCTTCAACCAATCTCTAGAAATTCGTGAATGAAATGACCATTCTTCTCTTTCCTCTTCATATCCCCAGCTCTTTTTACCAGATTCATATACCTCTTCACATCCAATCTTATCGTATTTCATATCTTCCATGCTATAATTATATAGTGGTTCCCAATCCGGATCAATCCATTTCTGGTGGCTTTGAGCTTGAATATTTCTTCAGAGCATCATATCCTTTATCATGCAAATATTCTCTCGCCTCGTGAATGTAATCAGCAATTTCCATAATTACTTTCTTATAATAATCTCTAGGCAAATAACCCTCATCTTCAAACATGTACATCGCACCTTCTAACTTACCCTCTATCTCTGCCATAAAAGGTAGTATTTCATAATTACCATCCCAGCGAACGTGCCTCTTGATATTTTTTTCTAAAGTATGCTTATCCATTTTTGACTCCATACCAATCTGCATGTTTATCTCCAGGAACAAAATTACACATCATCTTACCCCTCTCTTCCTCATCCGCTTTCATGTAAGAATTTACATTCAACTTAATGTAATCGAATTCAGGTTCAGAGGTAGCCTCATCGAATTCACTAACATATTCCTTGTAATGAATATTGTTTGTCGTTATAATACTAGCAATGAAAGCTACCGCATCTTGCACACGATCAACCCCACTCACAATATATGTGGACCCTCCCTTGAACTTCCAATACGCTTTTCCATCCACGAACTTTCCGCTCTCGCAATGAGCCCCATAATTCTCTAATGTTTGCGTATCTATCCTGTATTCTATCTCACTCATGATGCTATAATTATATGTACGTTCCCTATCCGGTTCAACTAATATGACTAACTGCCTCAAGCTCTTCTACATCAATCGTCCAACCATCTCCGAGCTCGATAACATCTACCGCACCATCATCAAACCCAACAACAACACCCTCATCGAAATCACGGCCCTGTATACGCACTACCGTTCCGACCCTCAACTCTTTTCCATTCTTATCTTTCATACTCATGACTCAATAATTATATGCTGGTTCCCTACCCGTTTCAATCAAAATTTACAACAACATCTTGACCATTTAACTTTTGTAGCATTTTGTATAATTCTGCTATCTGAGCTTTACTTGCATGCTCAACATAATTACACACCCAATTCTCTGCCATATGGAATCCTACCTTTACTGGTTCTTTACTCATCCTAATTTATCAAAATTTCTAACTACAATATTACAAACATCAGTAAATATATCATCATCTTGCATATCAACAGGCAAACAATTCATAATCCCTTCAAGATATGCCATCAGATCTTCTTGAATTTGATCTCTCACTTCAAGAACTTCTCTTGCATCTTTCATATTCATACTCATGACTCAATAATTATATGCTTGTTCCCAAACCTGTTCAATCGATTAATCCGAATTCATAATTACCATCTGCATCTGTAGGAAGATCCAAATGACAAGCATCAAATCCGCAAACCTCTCCATTTGCAAACTCAAGATAATAATTAGTATACATTCTAGTTTGATCACCTCTAATTCTCTTACCATCTGGACTGCTTACAGCAATTACTTTACCTCTGCGCCCTTCAAAAGACTTCCTTCTCTTAGAATTGTATGTATTATTACTAACCTCTTCATTCACTATTGCATGCAGATCAGGAAGAAACTTACTATTTGGATGATCCCAATTCCACATTACTTTCGCTTTGATATCGTATTTCGTCATAACTTCAAATATTATAGTAAGGTTCCCTTAATCAATCAAGGTCAATCCGTTAGTTTGCAGAACTTCTCTGAGCTGCTCCCACGATCCAGAACTCTTCGGACAAGCAAGATCGTCATCATCCATAAGAATGAGAATATCATGCAACAAGATATCAGTATTGATCTCCTTCTCCTCCCGCAAACAATTGCTCACATATCCGTAAATCTCCTTTGCAACCGCATATGTATTCTCGATGCTTTTCTTGCATTCGCTCACATTTTCGTAATCTCTTATCGCTCTCACAATACAAATATTATAAGTACGTTCCCTATTGTGGTCAACATATTCCGTAACTTATTGCGCATCAATAACTTATTTTTAGGTTTTGGGTTTCAAAAAAATAAGTTATTGCGCATCAAAGAGTTACCGCTTGAACAGTTTTTTTATGAAATAAATGATAAAGTCTATTGAAGTTAAACCTATTTGAATTATTATAATTGGAGACAGAACTAAATAGATTGCTATCTTTTCTAAAGTTTTCATCTAACTCCAGAACCGATTCTAAAGATTGGAATATCATATAATGTATCTACGCTATATATTTTTGGCTTCATTTCTGTATTATATGATAAAAGGAAAGCTAATATTAGTCCCAATATTGAAGCTACAACGCCTGCTAATATGCTTACTCTTTTATTAGAATTCATTTTGATATCCTCCATTTATAGATAAATGTTCTGTCTGTTGTATATTTACGTATCCTTGCTTATATTTTACCCCTAAATTTACACCCAAATCGTCTCCGTATAAAACGCTTGACGTGAAATAAAGATCATCATATAATTCTTCATTGTATGTTAATGTAGCGTAACTGTTAAAACCTTCTTCTGTCTTTTGACCGTTATATGTAACCTTAACCGGAAATTTATAGTCGGGTATAATATTGATAGTAGGATTATTCCAATGACCGTTTATGCTAACAACAAGAGGGCCAGCGTCGAACTGCTGATTCAATCTTAACATACCGACCATCGGATCATCAAAAATGGTATTAGGACCAAAATGTGGAAATTCAAACTCGGGACGTGCTCGAGGAAAAACTTTTCGATATTTTTCTTTTAAGTTCTCTGGTAAGATATATTCAAGAGGCGATACTGTTCCATCCTCCTCCTCATCTGTTGGGAGCGTTAGTTTATCTAAGAGCAATCTATCATCTCTATTATATTCAAAAAGATCTTTAACTGCAGGTGGATTGTATTTTAGTCCTCCTCCCTCAATTAAAGTCTTTTCTATATCTATGATCTGGTTTAATTCATCTGGAATGATTTCTTTGACTTTATCTTCTATCTTATTTTTTATTACGCCTGCTAAGATTGCCGATTTGTTTTGCCAGAGATATCCCCCTCCGAAGAATAGTATTGAAAATATCAGCCAAAATATTCCGACGACGCGCATACAAATACTTATCTTGATAGCGGTTCATCCGAATGGCTTCGTTAATAGCATCAAGAGTTTCTTTATCAGCACTCCAACGCTCGTCTTTCCAACTCCATACGGTAATTTTGCAATTCTCCGTAATTGGTACTCTCTCGTTAGTCAAGCGGGTGTGGCTACCGCATTTGCTAGAGCCACTCCCGTTACTGCTGCTTCTAATTTCTCCTTCGCTACCCATTTAGCACTCGGCCCCCGTCCTATCTTATTTAACTTACCTTCATTAGTCAATTCCCTAAGAGCTGTATTTGCATATACATCACTTACGTTATACTTTTCAACCAACTCACTAACGGTCACACTCTTACCGGTCTTTATAATCTCGGTCTTGATATGCTCCTTCTTGTTAGCTTTACCAACATGCTTTTTCTCATCAACAACAATCCTAGTCGTCATATCAAAGCCTTTCGCAGTCATAAACAAGTCAACACTATTAGTTGGTCCGAATCGATTCTTCGAAAACCAAATCGTTCGAGCTGTATCATCGACTTCTGGATTCGGAGCTATATTCAAATTAGCATCAACCGTATGAGGTACAATAGTCGACCCTTTCAACTTACCCGCTTTAGTCAAATGCATTACAAAGCATACACAACACTCATTTTTCTGAGCTGCTTTAACAAGCTGCTGTACTGCATATCTTTCCTTAGCCATACTATTCATCTTCTTCTTAGTCGTAGTAGCCTGAAAGCTATCAATAACCAAAAAGTCAAGACTCTTAGTCAGAGCTGCAAGCTCATCTATATCGCTCAAGTTAGCAATACTCAAAGAAGTTGCTCCAATTCGCTTACAAGTAAAGGTAAGCTGATAAACGTTCTCTTCACCAGAACAATACCCAACACTATAACCATTCTTTGCAAGACCATCAAGCAACTGCACCATAAAAGTAGTCTTACCACACCCAGCCTGAGCTGTAATCGTCATAGACGATCCTGGGAGGAAACCTTCCTGCAAAAGCTCGTTATCAATCATATCTATGCCGGTCTTCATCCTGCGATAGAAAATATCCGGTACAACAATATCACTTACCGGCCGTAATTCAGTTTGCTTAAATCCTAGATTCATATCAATTTAACTCCTCTAATTATAGTTCAGTTCCTTATATCGTCAAGTCGGAATTTTCCTTATAAAAGTTCGTACAAGAAAAAGCTTGACCCCAACTCGTGCAATATCCAGTAGCGTGTTCCTCCTCAATAAACTTCTCTACTAGATCCCATTTTACATCTACACCTTCCATACCATCTAACTCTTGCATATGAAAAAATGCTCTCATCTTAAAAGTATCAAGATCCATTTTTGATTCAGCCTCCATCTCTTCTTTCCAATTAAGATAGAATGCATTATTGATAATCTCTTTTACCTTTTTGTCAATCATACTTTCCATGCTTTAATTGTATGATGGTTCCGTATCGTCTACAAGCCAAAACTTCCAATTGCCATTAACATATGATTGCATAGCAATTCCTTCCTTGATCAGATCTACCCAATCACGCATAACATATTCTTGAATGATCGGATGCCAATTGCTCAGCGTCTTTCTCATTTCTAGCGTCGTTTCATAACTCTTACTCATGACGCTATAATTATAAGTACGTTCCCTATTATGGTCAAGGAGTAATTCCTTGCGTTTCCATGAAAGTAAGACCTTGATTTATCTTTTTATTCTCTGGAAAGAATTTACTAAAGCAATGGCCCATCTCCACACATTCTGTATATAGATCATTTCTTAATCCTCCTTCAATCATTAACTTGAATAGATCTGTAAATTCTCTATTGAAATAATCTTCCTTATCGCAAAATGTTCTTCTCAATCCCCAATACCTTTCTATTGGAAAGACAATTTCTCCATCTTCATTATTCATAAACTGAAGATCAAATCCCAAATCGAGAATTTGCTTTACTCTTTTATTTGTATGCTCTTCAATTTCATTTTTGTTTTTATATGTATGACATAACTCATAATAAAAACCTCCTTGGTCAAAAACTTTATCAAATTCATCTTTGTCATAATGATGAGCTACCATATCTCCATCAACATAAAAAAGAAAATCATTTTCGTCTAACTCAAGAGCACGTATAAAAGCATGCACTTTTATGCAATCGTTATTTCTATAATCTTTTTCATCTATCTGATAATGTTTAAGTAATGGAGCAAAATTTATAAACTCTAAATCAATTGGACTGTCTTTTAACTTTTCTTTTGCATAAGATAAATGGTTTGTAGTAACGTATAATTTCGTAGAGTCAGGTAAAGATAATTTACCATAACTTTTAATAATATCAGCAAAATAATCTATGTAGGGTTTGCCTACACATACAGTAACAAATGAAAATGAATGAGGTTGCATTCTAATAATTATGCGTCAATCTCAAACTTTCTACAATACGAACCTTTACCTTTTTTAGGTTTATGGACTCTTGAACCTGTATTGAATCGAATCAATACTCTAGGTTTCAATCTTTTGTCTATAATTTTCTTCATCATATAATGATAGGTTCGTTCCTTTTACGTTTCAATATATTTATGAGCTGTTACTGCGCCACCAGTAATCAAGCGTAAGATGTCTAACCATCCCTGTCCCCTAAGGGCGATGGAGGCGTGGTACTCGCCAGCTCATGTCATTATGATAAAAGAAAAGCCCAAATAATCAATATCAATAAAAAGCCAATCGTTCCTATAGTCCAACTTTTCTCTTTTAAGTTCCAAGTTGATAAGCTATTCCAATTTGAAAGTAATACTGAAGTATGCCATGCTCCTGTATTAACATCTGAACCTGTATAGGCTGATAACTCTTTCTTAAATTGATCGCAAAAATATCTAAATAAGGATTCATTCCATATCCTTTTAGGGTTTCCAAAAACAGGAGCATCTACATCATCAACTCCATATGAAAAAGTAAAAAATACTCTAGGGTCATTTAACATTGCAGGTTTGTCTTTTAATATATCCACCATGGCTTTTGCAACAACATTTGCTCTATCTTTTGAAGGTACATTTTCACCTCTTAGACAGTTGCTTACATATGCCATATCATACATTTGCGGATAAACAGCTCCAACGCCTAATGACTTCCTATCTATATTCCAGTCACCAGTTGTAGATATAGTAACCTTTTCGTTAAGTTCATTTAGAAGATAGTTTCTAATATCTTTAAACATCTCTGGGGTGCGTGGTATATAAGATGATTCTGTTTCTATGAGAATTTCTCTAAATGTAGGAAGTGATTTTAGATCTAAAGCTTCATTCATTTCGTGAAGATAATCACAATAACTCATCCATGATTTGTCTGTTGATCTTTTGGGTAAGTTTCCTTTACCATTCCAATCATGCTGATAATCACCTTTAGTTGCATCTGGATGCATAACAAGAATGCCAGTAAAGCCTGCTCGTTTAAGATCTTCTGCAAAGGAAATCATTTGCGATATAGAAGGGCCGCATTGCGGATTAGTTATATCAGATCCTGGACCATCTACATTTACAATTAACTTGTCTGGATTTATTTTAGCGATTCTTTCAGCAGTTAAATCATCATGTGCTGAGTGGTCTTGCCATAAAAAGTTTATATCTTTCATTTTCCTATTCCTATTAAAAACATTACAAAAATTATTCCTACCCAAATAGCACCAACAATAAACAAAACATAATCTTGCACACCAATTTTATTTGCAGGTCTACGAAAAAGTTCGTGATAATCATTTCGATCCCGATCTTCTTTTTCTCCACTCATCGTATTGACGACGCCTTTCGTTCTGATCTATGTCAGTTTTTAGTTTGTATTGCCCTGATTGAAGAGACTCGAGCCTTTTCATAATTTGTTCTTTCTTTTCAGAATCGTCCATCTTATTAAGATACTCCAATCCTCTCTCCATCATCGATTGCATTCTAGGATCTGTTATACCTCTATTTCTAGAAGGTACTTTAACTACACTTGGGCGAGGTTCAGATTTTTTTGCTTCTTTCTTTTCATCTTTTTTTCTATCGTCTCTTCCCCTATCATCTTTCTTTACGATAGTCGGGCCTGCTTGACCACCTGTTTTAGTAATAACAGTAGGAAGTTTATGAGTATCGAATGATAAAAGTTCGGTTACTCCATTATTGATTACGGTAACCATTCCTTGACTTACATCCACAAGAGTTATGTTTGAATTACTTCTATTACGTTTTGTATCCAAAGTAATAAACCTTTGTGGTAGATCTTTTGAATACAAATAAACATTTGTTTTTCCTCTATAACGCATAATTCCTGTTAAGTTTAATTTAACAGGAGACGTTTCAACATAATTCTCTACTTTAACCTCTTTAGGAGTTTCTGCTAATAAAGTAAATGCATTTCTTTTTACTATTGCATCATAATTTTTGGTTTCTGACTTTGCATAATGAGAAAAACCAAAATAAGCTAAAACTAAAATGAAACATATAAATACTCTTTTTTCAAAACTTGGAACTCTCATGCTATTGCTACCTTTCTTACTTTGATCCATTTAACTTTATATCCAGCATCTTTAACTGCTTTCTTGATAGCTTCATTATCTATTTTGTAAGGTGATGGAATGTAAACATTACAAGTTTGCTTTTTTGTATTAAACTTATATTGAACAATTGTATTGCTAAATACTTTGCTTAACTTTTTCTTAATTCCAATTGCACACGATTCACATACCAATCCAGGTATCATGATCTCAATAGACGTTTCTTGCTTTGCAATAATAGCATGAGGATGGCCTGGCCACCCGGGCAAGTCATGGGATTGGACAAGGCCAACTCCTCCTAACAACAATATTACTATAGATACTAACTTTTTCATCTCAAAATTATTTAACGGTAAATGTAAATTTGCACGCATACTGACCTTTCTTTTCTAGGTAGTCAGAAAAAACAGAAGGCCATGATCCATTTCTACATTGATGTATTTCTGTTATGCCACTAAAGCCTAGCTCTGGCATATGTTTATGATCTTCAACAAGTAACGATATGTTTTTCGGATACTTTTTAGTAAAGAATCTTTCTACTTTTTCTGCTGCTTTTTTGCTTTCACAAATAATAGTAGCTTTGATAGAAATATCATAATCTTTATATTGATCTGGTTCATGCTTAAATCTATCTTCTGCATTTTTATAAGTAGTTACTCCGAACTTATGAAAAGTAAGTTTATCTTTCTTTCTAATGAACTTTGCAATATAAAATTTGCAATGATCACCTTTATACTTCTCAAATGGTTTATGGCTAAACTTTTTCATTCTTCTGTCTTACTAGTTTATATTCCATGCCTATAGAGTCAATAGAAGGACCGTTTACCATTTCTTCAAAAACTCTTTTTGCATCTTTATCGTCTACCGCCCAAAAGTACATATAACTCCAACTGTTACTTACTTTTTTGTTGCGATACTTTTTAGCATATTTTGTCATTGCTACTTGCTCCATGCTAATATTATAATGACCTCCGATAGTTTGTTCAATCTTCTTCTGAGATTACTTTTAAGTGAGGAGGCCCTTGGCCTTTAAGCTCTTCTAAGATATGGATAAAAGCTAGTCTGTAACCTGCATCGAAGTCATCCATTACATCTTTTCTCTTTATCTTTTCCGCTGCTTTTAGAATATATTCAATCTTTTCTAATTCTTCATTACTCATTTTTTCCTCCTGTGATATTTTCTTGGCTTCTTTTTTGTAGGACCATATTTGAAAACGTCTTTTCTATTTAGAGAAGGTTTTAACATGCTAATTAGAGTTTGTTCAATTGCAACATAAGGGTTAATTGTAACCGATTCAGTGACACAAATAGGGCCTGGTAAATGAATAAAAGTGCTAATATCTGAAGTAGGTTTCTTTTTTAATTGCTCATTAAAATATCTTCGAACTCTTTCATTTGTTATTCCAGGATGGCTACAGTAAAAGTTCATCCTTCTTTTCAATATATCAGAACTTTCTCCAATGTAAACTAATTCGTCTTCAACATAATGAGCATAAATGTAATGACGACTTTCTTCGTTTATATATTCATCTTCATTTTCTATTAGTTTAAATCTAAGATGATTTTTTTCGTCTTTGTAAAACTCTACAGCTCTATAAAAATCTAAACCTTCTATAAATCTCTTTTGAATCATAAGCAAAAATCTCTTAAAAACTTTCCTGGCACTCTCTTTACTTCTTCTCCATCACAAATAGTATAAACTATTTCTCTTCTATTATTTCTTGTTCTTTCGTCTATATCAATTATTGAAACAAAACGATTTTTGAATGAAGCAGTTTTGTATTTTGCTTTCTTTCCAAAACGTTTATCTTTCTTTCCCCATTCGTAGCTGTTCCATGGTAACTCCCATTGCTCTTCTACATTTGGTTCTAGAATATTACCGCCAGGGGCTTTATCGTGCGGATAAAAAGCAGTAGGCTTAGACCCTTTCGGTCTAAACCTCTGCTTCGAATCTTTCTTAAACTTGTACATTAGTTTAATACTAGTGCTTCAGGCTTAACTACCTTCTTGAACCCATCTTTCAAAAGCATATTAAAAGCTCTATGCTTAAGATTGTTGTTCATTCCACCGGTCATATTACTAATAAACCTACGCTCAAATGTCTTACGATAATCTTTCTTTTCGACTTTATCGCTTTCCATTCCTTTAGTAATACGCTTAGAACCTGCATGATGATCGAGATATTCTGTTACTGCATTAAATGCATCCCATCTGGTTTTACCTCGATTACCAAGACCTCTGCTAAAAAGATTTACGACTTCTTCGCGTTTCTTTTCTTCGCTAGTTGCATGAGACTTCTTCTCATCCTTCTTCTTAAGATCTGGAAAGATTGCTGATGCAAATCCTCGAACTTCATTTTCAGAAATATCCCATTTCAAAAGCTTTTCAGCCCTCTTCATGAAAGTCTTATTTCCTTCCATTGCATTAAAAAATGCACCTCTAACATTCTCAAGTCGATCTTTCCAATTACGGTTATGTCGAATTGACAACCCAGAGCGTTTAGCTGCTGATGTAAAAGAATAGAATTGATTATTACATGCAGCTCGATCAGTGTAAGGAAAGATTGAATTACTTCCCATCCCTGTATGGTCAACAATTAACATAGCATAGCTTGCCATGATATCATCTTCAAACCCATCTACATCAAACTTCAACTCTTCTGGAAGTTTAGCTTGAACCCAAATCTTACCACCATTAGCTAGTGTACCAGCATTAGTGTAAGTTGCTCCAGTCTCTCGTACAATCTCATCAAACGGTTCCAAAATGTCTCTCGTTTGAATGACTTCGTAGTTACCACGTACAATATTGAATACGTGATCGTTATCGGATCGTTTTACTGCATAGAATCCTTTTAATGAATTATCATGTCTGCCCAAATTATCACTTTCGACTTCATAATCCATTTCAGCTCTACGCATAATTTCATCCGGTCCACTCAATCCTTCACAGTCTTTGATACCGATCAGGTCCTCTAAGTTATGGAATGTTTGTCCTATTAGCATTATTCTTCCTCGTTATTTGAATAAAAAGTCTCTCCGTCTATCTTATTTTTAGATAGATGGCCTTCTTCTACCATTTCTTCTAGTAATTCAGTTAGCACTTCTAGATCAGTCTTATTTGCATCTTCAACCAATTCATCTTGGTTTTCAGTGACATGATCAAGTAGTTCGTCTACTGTTCCTGTAAATATGTCGTTTTTATCACTCATGACTCAATTATTATAAGGACGTTCCCAAAACTAATCAACTGGATACTCCCTATTTTCACATAAAGTCGCTTACGTCATCGACTTTAACTGTTTTTTCTTTCGTTAGAGCGCAACCTAAATGAAGCTTCGGATGAACAAGGTAATCATCTTCCGTTTCATAAGTGCTTTTACCGCATTCATCACAAACCCATTCTTTTTTTGCGGATTCTACTTCCAATTCTTCCTTAGTCATTCTCATTCTATCAACTTGCTTAAAAACTTCTTCAAGTTGATCTTCGTAATGCTTTTTAACCCAACCGTCATTATAAGCGCTTTCTGATTCAAGCTTCCAATTGTAAAGTTCAGCGATAATACTGTTTGGGCTTATTTTTGTAATTCCTCCGCTCATTATACCAACCTCTTTACACTTTCATATGATTCTTCTACTAAAATGCGATCTCTTCTAAGAGAAATATATGTGCATTCTCCATTACTTTGAGGGTAAAAACTTGCTATTTTATCAACATTTATCATAATAGGTTTCTTATCTCCTGCTGAAATGCCCCCTGTAGTAACTTCCGTTAGTTCAATAAATTTAGAATTTGCCATAACTTATTATTGATGATTTCCAAAATTAGTCAACTAAGCGCCATTTTTTAGCCACGAATCTAAATTTTGTTCTTTGAAAAAGTCTTCAAATTTTTTAGGTTTAAACTTTTTGTCTACCTTTTCTTTCTTATCAGGTACTCTTGGAACAAAATCTTTTTTGTTTACTAACTTTCCTTCTTTATTGGATAAGGTTTTAAGTTTTTTCATGAATAATATTTAGCTTCTTCTTCCTCTATAAAATCACAAAGCTCATCTAGAGTCATATTTCCGTCTTCAATATCCTTTAGAATAATTTTCTTAATTTTCTTCAAATGTGGATAAAGCTCATCAATATTGCATTCTAGGTCATCAAAATTACGTCTTAAATTCATTGACCACTTTTCAATCATAAAAAGTATATTCAATACTTTAGTGCTTTTCTCTTTCAGCATACTTAAATTATAAGTAAGTTCCCTAATCAGTTCAATACTTTTTTTAGCTCGCTATGAAAAGCATCAAGAGTTCCGTGAGAAAATTTAGTCATAATCAATTTATCTTTAAACTCTTTGTAAATTTGTATACCTTCGAGTTTATTCTTTTCTAACAATTTGTCTACCTCTTCATAATAGGAGATAGCTCTCCGATGATTATCGAGAGCTAACTTTTTCAATCTTAACAATTCTTTAATATCACTCATTTGTATAACTGGTCAACTCGACCTTTGGCATACCCTTTTTAGTCATATTTACCTTTTGGGCATTAAACCATTTATTTGGATATCTATATCTATTTAACCAGGATTCATATTCTAAGTAAGTATCAAAGACTGTAATTTGAGGAAGACTATCTGGCTTTTTTACTTCAACCACCCAATTATAATCTTTATCAACCTGTTTTGATCTATCAATTGCTTTACGTATATCAGTCGCCTTGAATGTTTTAATAGCATGCATAAACGATACTCCATCTCTACCTTGCTGACCATATTGACCATGTTGATAATGATCAGAAGAGAGATCACCATCTGGTGAGATAGCAAAGATAGTATATTCTCCATTGGAATATTCTGAAGACGTGTAAACATTATTCCTGCCTTTAAATGCATGAGCAGGCGTATTAGGTCCAGCAACAATATTGACGTGCATACGTTTATTAGATTCTCTAGCTTCAATAGTTGCTTTCTTTACTGCTTGAAACAAAGCTCTATTATAATAGTTCATTGACTGCATAAATGCTTTTCGAGCTGCTGTCATATGAACGAAAACAGTCCTTTCGGAAATAATATCATTGATAGGGAAGTAGTTACCATCATTAGATGTACTGTTAATCTCTTCACGAGTCAAGACTTTTTCTTGAAGGACCGGTGGTAATGGTTTGACCATCTTACCGTGTGGAGGGGTTTCTTCTGCAATTGCAGAACCGATAATTAAAAAAGGTACAATGTATTTAACCATGCACTAAGGATAAGAACTCTCGCCAAGAAGTCAAGCTTTAATAATACCCACCAATTCCTGGAAATTTTATTCCAGGATCATCATCTTGTTTTAATTTAGCAAAATCTTCTCTTGGTAAGAAGTAAGCAAATGAAGTAGTACCGTCTGATTTTATCCAATCAAGAGCTTGACCGTCATTTTTTACGTAAGGCAAACCTTCTATCTCTAAGCCTTCTATGTCCATATGTTGTGCTTGTTGTATGAATCTTATGATATAATCTTTATACTTTTTAGGCATTGAATTATTTTTACCCTTAATTTGATTTATTTCTATAGGACCTCTACCAGTTTCAGGGTTAATAAGTGTACCTTCTTGCATTTCTAAAGTTACATGAGGTTCGTCGTTCTTATCTCTTAACGATATAATTATATTGGTTTTAGGGTTATAGTTACCAACACAATGTGCCATATAAGATCCTTCTCTTTCACAAGCATCTTTAGTAAGCATTTGTTGCCATTTATACCCATCATCATACTCAAATAAAGTTTTTATATCTTTACCTTCTTCTGACCCTCTAGTATGATATTTTGCTTTTTGCTCTCTGAGCCATTGCATGTACCTATTATCAATCTGATTAAACTTCTTAAAAGAAAATATTTCGTTAGGGTTACTAATTAGTCTTTCTATTATTTCTTTTGGTGATTCAAATCCTGATACTATTACATCTAACATATGATTTAAACCGCCTCTTTCAGCTAAATCTTCGTCAAGAGATTTAATTAATTTACTTGTTAAAGGCGCTACAGCAAATTGATCTCCTCTCATTAAACGTTCACTCTCACTTTGTTGAGATTTTCTTAAAGAATTATAATATAGCATGTCAGGTTGATGTTCAGCTATATCTTTCCACATCTTATCAGCTCTACCCTCAGCCATTTCTGCAGGTAAAGATAATCTCATTAAATTGTTTTTTACTACGGGGTCTCTACCGTGAATAAAAGATAGCCCATTTAAAACTTTACTTTGCCTCATCATTTCTTTGGCTATTCTTTTGCGCATTTCAGGAGGTAAACTTTTGTCACCTATATCTTCTAATTCTTCTACATTGCGATATTTGTACGGAAACGACGCGCTTCTTAAATTACCTCTCATTACGTCGGTTATATGTTTATCGGCTTCTATATCTGGAAAACCGTACTGTTTAAAAATTTCAGCATCATAAGGTACTTGAGTTTTAACAAATTGATTAGATAATTTAGTAGCAAGTTTATCACTAAATTCATTAATTAGTTTTATTCCGTCGGGGGATAAATTTTCTATATCAGAATCAAAATATTCTGCTGGTTGATCAGGATCATAATTAAAGAAATCCATTTTTATTCTATCTTCAAGCTCACCTCTAGCTTCTTCCCCAGCGCCTTGTAAAGCTTGAGCTAATTCATACCCGTCGCCTTCATCAGCTTGATCAATATAATCTCTTTCTGATATTATATCTTCTAAAGAATCTTTAATAAAACTTTTGAACGTTTCTTTTAAAAGAGGATAGTTAGCTACCTTTTTAGGTAGTTTTTTAGGTTTTATTTTACCTACCTGTTCTGGAGTAAAACCTTCATCTTCATCTTCTTGATCAAGAGGTCTTTTAGCAACAGGTAACCCGGCTGATGAATCAGCCACTGCCACTTTAAGCGACTTAGCATAATTTTCAAACATCAACCGGGTGTCTTTATTCATCCTAATGCGTTAGGTACTTTAGTACCCCCTTTCGTTCCGTAGCCCTTTCCGTAACCTCCCCCAGCCCCTTGCCATGACTGCTGATATTGTGTTAAAACTTCTTCGTTGTTAGCATTATTGAGATAAGGTTCAGTAGCTACCTTTTCAGCATCCTCGTCTTCTTTACCCCACTGAGCCAATAACTTTTGATTTTTTTTGAATTCCATCCATCCTTCCGGATCAGAACGATACGTATCTATTAACCATCTTAATCTTTTTGCTCTATCTTGATCTACATTCTTACTTTGTTCCATTCCTAATAATTTTTTTTGTAGGTTTGAAACTATATCTTCATCTAAATTTTCAGTATTTTTTGCAAAGAGTTCTGCTGCATCATATAAATCTCGACTTGTGTTTATTACAGCATCTTGATAAATCATATCAGCTGAACCAAGCATTTCTTCTTTTGCTTTATCGCCTTTGTAATCATAATATGTTGTAATAGCGGGGTAAGCTAACCCCATAGCTAATGCAGTGTTTAATACATCTTTTTTCCAGCTTTCAAATATTAAATGTGAGTCTTGCTGCACATATATATTTATTTAAATAGAGGCCATTCAGCATTGTAATCTCTTCCAGCTGCTTTGTATGCTTCTTCTTTTATTTTTCTAGGTACTTGTGTCTTAGAATTGTAATGGTTATACAATTTAAGAAAAATGCTTGATAACTTATTATAAAGCTTTACTTTCCGTTTGTTAGTGAAATGTTCCTCAATATAGGTGTTAATAATTCCCCATTCTTTTTCATTTTTTTCTATATCTTCTTTTGTTTCGCAAGTGTAATCGATTAATTCTTTTGTATCAATTGCACCGTCTTTAAAAATAAATTGAAATTCAAACCAATGAATATCTCCTTTTACATCTATAGTGGTATAAAAACTAATTAAACCGTCATGTTTATCTAATTCCCAACTTGGTTTTGGTTTTTCTATATCTTTTTGTGAAGCTAAAATTGATTTAGATGTATCTTTCCATAACTTTCTGCGATATATTTTATATTGAGAGAGTACGTTTTCTAAGTCTTTTGTTTGATACCAATCATTGCCTTGTTTTAAAATGGCTTCTTGCTTTTTAGTAAGCAAGTCTTTTAAATAACTTCTGCTAACTTTTATATCGTCATACATACCCATAATAATTTTAGTTAATCTTTTTCCATAAAAGTCAATACTTTTTCGTTGGGTACCATAACTTTAAACTTACCTTCAGGAGCATCTTCTCCTATAGCTCTAGGTACCATAGTACCAAACATATTTTCATGAGTTCTGGTTATTCTTGAATGACAACAATTTTCATCATTTATCCTAGACAAGATTTGATCCTTTATTTCTTCTAACGTATAATATTTGATCGTATGTTTTACCATAATTTTACTATTCTAAAAAAACATTTACCTGGAGGTAATTCAAACCATTCAAATTTAGGGCTTGTGGTATTATCCCCTACAGTACCAAAGTTATATAAATGTGTCCATATTTTCATATCATGAGAATATTCTAAACCATACATAATAAAAGGGTCGAGGTTGAAGTACTTAAAATATATACCTCCCGGAGCCCCGTATGGTCTTCCTGCAGCATTTACTTTTTGATAAACTCTATGAATTTCTAATTTAGGTTTTAGAGGAGCCGCATTAACACTCAAACAAAATAAAAGAAATATAGTAATTAGTCTTATCATTTAAAAGTATTACGTTTTTTAGAAGTCATACGCTTCCACTCTTCCCAGGACGGTTTTGGCTCTTGCAAGCTTTCCCAATCACGCTTTAGCTTTTTTCGCTCTTGCTCTATTAATTGACTTGTACTCATTTTATTACTCTATAACTATCACTATCTTCGTGAAAGGTGCTTATTTCCATTATCTTACATCCTACAGATGATTCCAATCTATGAGGTACGTTTCTTTCAAGCACGTAAGTGTCTCCTTTTTCTAAACAAATAAGTGATGGTTCGCATGTTTCTGTATCTATTATAGTTAACTCCAAATCTCCTTCAAGAACAAAAAACGTTTCGTGTTTATTTGAGTGAAAATGTAATGAAGTACCTTTTCCTGGATCAATCTCTAGTATTTTTCCACAATAATCGTTCTCTTTATCATTAACAACCCACAATTCATTACCCCAACCCTTGTTAACAAATTTTGTATTTTTAATCATTGTTCGTTAAGTATAGGACCATCCTTTTCTTTGTCAAGGTCGTCTTCGTATTTTTTATTTTCTTTAGCGGGGTCTTTTAATATTTCTATATTATAGTTTGGGTTTAACTTACCCGCAATAACATTTGTTTGGTAGGTAGCTCTCAATCGCCTACTTAAATTATAACTAGGTAAAAAAGGTTT